GAACCCTCCTCTTCTTTTCTGACCCTTCCGGGGATCTTATGTGCAACCACTCTTTCACAACGTCGTGTTCGAACGTCCTACTTATGGACTTCACAGTAGACATTGACGCAGCTGACGGGCTTTGGGCTCGGGCTGTTCAGTGCTTACTGATCGCTATGGAGCAAAACTCCATTCGGAACATGACGCTGTCGGAGGAGCAGGTGCTCTCTGATCTTCGGGATTGGGTCCTGAATTGTCTTTACCACGACCTTAAGGGTCTTGTGGTTCCAGACGCGTCCTTTTCATACGTCAACCTGAGTACTGGTGCGAACCAGTTACTTTTGTGGACGGATGCTAAGGGGCAAATTCAGTTGAAAAGTCGAATGAAGGTTCCCACTCTGCGGCTGTTCCAGACGGAATGACTCCCGTCTGACCAGTCGCCACCCACAACGGAGGTTATCCATCGTGAGCATGCGCGTCCGCCGGCGTAACAGCCTGGCTTTTTCCGATGTTACTCAGATTCGAACTGCGGGGAGCCCCTGCCCACCCTCAAAGGTGGTGCGGGGGCGAGTTCCCAATGGGACAATCGAGTACATGGAGGACGTGTTGACACCGAATTTTCGACGGCGCAGCGGTAAAGGTGAAATCATCTTTAACCGTATGCACCGATGGAAGTATGCGGTGGCTTGTAGTGGTTCTGGCGCTAGCATCAAGGCGGCTGACCCGAAACTGACGTGCGAGTTCTACTCAACGTCGGGAGCGGAGTTTGGTCTCTGCGTGCCGTACCAGAACTGGGACGGGGTTTCTTTACCCTTGTCCAGCTACAACTTCGGCGAGGATCAGCTTGCTGATCTTTGCAGTGAAGTCTCGACGGAGGTCTTGGCAGACCGAGGTAAAGCGGATTCCAACCTCTGGGAAACGCTAGCTGAGGTCGACAAGACCGTGGGTATGCTCTCTCCGACCTTGCAAAAGCTTACGCTGCTCCTTGACAGGGCAGCTCGAGCTACGCAGAAAGGTCGAGCACTCCGATTCGCCACGTCCGCGGCGTCCGGTGTGTGGCTCCAATACAGGTACGGCATGAAGCCGCTTGTAAAGGATATGGAGCATATCCTGAAGACCCTCCGCAACCTGTCCTTCAAAGTCGAACGACGTACAACTCGCAAGACCCAACGGATTGAATCCGTTCGGTCGATCTCGGGGTTTGGCGTTAGCGATGTCTCGGTTGTTCAGTGGTCTAACTTGATCACCGACCGGGTCACCGTGCGCGCCATGTCCCTTGACGAAGTCGATCAGTCCTTATGGAAGGACCTCGGCTTCGGTGAGAAGAGCCTGCTGACTCTCCCTTGGGAGTTGCTGCCGTACTCGTTTGTCGTTGACTGGCTCGTGAACGTTGGATCTTATATCAACGCTCTCGTTCCAGCAGGTTTAGGGTGGAAGGCGCTTGGTAGCTGCTTAACCATCGAGCGTGTGCTGACTAACGTCTACACCGCCGGGGCCTCTAGCAGCAACAATGGTGGGTATGTTATCACCGCTCCCATAACGGGCACGGTGGGAACGACCCTCATTGAAAAGCGCCGCCAGCCGCTATCGCCGGCCAAGCTTGTCATGCGATCCGATTTTAGATTGGATAACGCGACTCGCGTGACCGATGCGATAACGCTTCTGGCATCGCGGTTCGTCGATGTATTTGGCGAGAGCCACGTACCTCGTGCAAACCGGACTCGCACCACTGTGTGGAAAGATCCGACTCGTTGGACCTAAAGCACAGTCTCCCGCGCTCTATGCGCATCTCACTCAGGATAGGGTAACGCCCTACAACTCATGTCCCTTTCTGTCAATACGAAGACCTACGCCCCCGATTCCTACCGTGCCGACGCGGTGAAGTACGTCGGGCCGGGCAACACGGTATCCGTCAAGGATACCATGCTGCTCGCCCGTGTACAACCCAAGCCGACCGGTGTGTTCTCGGGCGTGGCTCGTACCACGGCGAAAATCACTCGCACCCTCAGCCTGACCGGCGCCCTGACCCCCTCCGCGGAGGGGATCCTGGAAATCTCCGGTCAGATTCCTGTCGGTGCCGCCGCGGCGGATATCGACGCTCTCGCGAATGACCTGGGTGCCTGGCTTGCCAGCGCCCAAGGGAAGGCGCACCTGAAGCAGCTGCTCGTTAACCAGTAATCTGGTGAAGGAGCTGCTGTATCTAGGTGCGCTGATCGTAGTTGTTTGTTTCGCTACGATCTTCGCACTGCGTGGTCTCGAATTTCTCGAGTCACGTCGTTCCAACCTGGAGAATCTTTATGAGTCCCAAGGACAGAAGAGCGTTCGGCCGTCTGCGGTCGCACCTCAGGAGCAATAGTTTTCACGTTTATGTGAAGCTACTGCGCTCATTGCTGAGTTCCCACCGCGAGTACATTTTCCTGAAAGATCTTTCCGACGCTTTGCGTCGGCGAGATTATAAAGGTATGTACCTCGCGGCTGATTCTTTGTCCGCACAGAAGTATGCGGACGCTACACAGCATTTTGTGGCGAATCAGTTTGCGCTTCTCGTTAAGAAGTACCCGTTTCCCAAGGAAATCTTGGACCTGGGCCCTCGGGATAATGCTATTAAGACCTTCAATGGTGCGGAGCACCGTATGAGACGTCTTAATGCAAAATTTCTGTTCCTTGAGCACCATCGCTCTCGCGATGTGTTTGAGGAACAGTCCCGTTCTGCTAGAGGTTGGATTCAAACCGTTATTGGTTCGTCTCCGAATTACCGCAGAATCTTTTCGAGGTGCGACTTTGGGTCTGGTGCTAGCATTGGGGTCCACGGTAATGCAACCCACATACTCGCGAAACTTAACTGCGAGAAGTGGTCCGTGACTCCCGGCGCCATCCATCATGCATTTGGCGGACTTATGGCGAACTTCCACTACCTGGAGCAACTGCTCCCGGAGTCGGTTGACCGCCGTTTTGTCTGTCTCGACTATGTGTACGCCTTTTCGGAGTACACTCGTCGTATGCATGTGGTACAGCATAACAACATAAGCTTCGTGCCGAAGACAGCCAAGACCTTCCGGTCGATAGCTGTCGAGCCGTTACTCAATGGTTTTGTCCAGAAGGGGATAGACCTGGAGCTTCGAGAGAAGCTCCTTAGGTTTAACCTCGACTTGACTGACCAGGGACCGAATCAGAGAATGGCCCGTGAGGGTTCATTCGACGATTCGGAGGATGCGTTCGTTACCATTGACCTCAAGTCCGCTTCGGACTCGATTAGTCGTGGTCTCGCTCGCTACCTTCTCCCTTCGAACTGGTACAGTCTTCTTGACCGTACCCGTTCACATGTTTACAAACTTGACAAGGTCTTTAAGACCTATGAAAAGTTCTGCAGCATGGGTAACGGCTTCTGTTTTCCCCTCGAGACTCTGTTGTTCGCCTCTGCGTGTCACGCGGTCGGTTCTGGTGAACCGGGCGTAGACTTTCGGGTCTACGGTGACGATATAATCGTCAGGAAGCGTTTCGCGCATAATGTTTTAGCTTTGCTTAAACATTGGGGTTTTAAGAGCAACTTGGAGAAGACCTTCTTAGAAGGCCCTTTCCGCGAGTCTTGCGGGGCTGACTGGTTCGGCGGTGAGGACGTACGTCCCTACACCCTTGACCACGCCCTCGACAGTGTCGAGAACGTGTTCAAGTTCCTGAATCTAACGAATCGTAACAGTCGAACTTCCCAGTTCTTCCGTTCCGTTAGGTCGGAGGTGATAAACCTCTTACCTAAACAATTCCAGTTCTTCCGGCCCTTGTCAGGCCAGGAGGACACTGGGATTGATTCGCTAGGTGATGAGCACCTTACTTGTCCGAACGTTCGCTTTAAGAGCGGGCGCTGGACTTGGAAGGAGCTCATGCACGTGCCGGTAACCGACGAGAGTCGGCTCGACGCGTCTCGGGATAAGCCTTGGCTTATTGGTGTAGCGCTCAGGGGTTCAGAGAGTGTGCCTCACGGCTTGCTCGCTGGACTCCCGGGTGTCTCCTTTCGCATGCTAACGCGAACGAAGATAGTCCGTAAGGGCTATTCGTCAACCAGTAATTGGTTGCCGACCCCAGGCTGACTGGCAGACAGTCTGGGTTTGCCTGAGTAGGGGCCACGCCGCGAGGCGCGTCTCTATACAGGTTTTGGGGGCTTTTGCCTTAAAC